CCAGTCCACAGGGTAATTCGTGGATCGGTATACTGGACGATGGGTCTGAATTTTTGGCCCAAAGCTCGGCTACCTTTACGGTGAAGGACCCTAAGGTCCAAAGTAGTGCTCCAAACGGGTACACCCAAGCGCGTAGTTCCGTTGTCCTGAAGGTGCCATTGGCACTGGATAACGGTGATTATACGCTTAACACGATCAAGATCGAATTGGCGGTGGATCATGAAACCACAGCCGCTGAGATCGCGACCATGAAGGTGTATGCGGCCCAGTTTCTACAGGACTCGGATTTTACTGAGTTCTGGACGAAACAGGCCCTTGGCTGAGTATTCAGTAACATGAACATCTTGTTGCTGATGGCTATCCTTTCGGCGCTTATGGCAGGCTTAGTAACCTACCAGAACGTGATCGAGGGTGACCTAAAGGTTACTGGTTCAACCAGCCCTTTATACTCAACGCCCATCTCCCCACTCGAAAGATAAGGAGTTTGGTTTGTACTAAGGTTAGTTCAACCGAAGTACGCTGTATAACTTTCCCATAGGAGATATTCCATGAGTAAGAAACACCGGACAAAGAAGCGACCGCTCTTTGACCCTGACGAAATCGCAACGCTGATTAGTCAGGCAATTGTAAGTGATCTCGCAGCCTCCGAACAGAAGTATGGAGATGCGAACGACCCGTTGGCTTACGCCAAGTACCGACAGAGTTCTGAAATACTCAAAAAGTATTGCAGTCCTAGTCAAGATAAGGATAAGCTGGAGCAAGAAACCTTCGAGAAATTTAAGAAGGTCAATGCGCACATGCGAGCTATCAATAAGAAGCTTTTACTATCGCTTCCTTGGCATCTCAAATGTATACAGCGAAACCATCCTGAATCATGGAAAATCCATGTTAGGGCTCGTGCATTAATACACGAGGTTTTGACACCGTTGGATGAAGATGAGTGGTTCAAGGAGTGTAGAAACTCCTCGGGCTCCACGGTTGGTGTGTCATACTCTGATACATCAGTCGAGGCAAAGTTCACCTTCCCACTGACGGTCACTGCGGGTTGTCTGCTTCATTGGCAACGATACAGGTTGTTTAATCCACAGTTAGACAAGGCAATCCAGATTTGGAACGCCGAAAATCCGACTACGGATCCTGTAGTTGTTATTGAAGGATCACGCGCCTCAACGGTTGACAAGACCACTCTAATACGCAGGTTCATTTGCGTAGAGCCAACGCTGAATATGTTTCTTCAGCAGGGACTCATGTATGCATTATATGCACGCATGAAGAGATATGGTCTAGATGTAGAGACGTTACCTGACACGAACAAGAGGCTAGCCTACGAAAGTTCAATACATGGCAAGAACGCCACGATTGACTGGAGTAGTGCCTCTGATTGTGTTTCGATCATGCTGCTGAAATGGCTGTTGCCATTTAAGTGGTACTCGAAGATATATGCCACCAGGTGTCATTCCGTCTCCTTAAATGGGGAATGGGTGTATCCTGAGATGGTAAGTACCATGGGTAATGCGGTAACTTTTCCGCTTGAGACTCTCATCTTCTGGGCATATGCCCACGCTACCCATCATACACTCACTGAACCAGGTTCTAATTCTCTTTTCAAGGAATTCGAAAAGAGGCCTGGCGATATTTCAGTGTTTGGTGATGATTGCGTGGTTCCTTCATGGATGGCAGAAAAATACATTGCCGTCATGTCGGAAGTTGGGTTCCTAGTCAATGAAGAAAAATCTTGTCTAGGCCCCATGCAGTTCAGAGAATCTTGCGGGGGTGATTACCTCGCTGGGTTCGATGTCAGGCCTTTTAACTT